TTATACTATTAGCGACAATTTTACTTGCGTTAATCGCATTTGCGTTAATTTTATCAGTAGTAATGGCATTGTCTGAAATTTGTGTTTCAGTAATAGTACCTGTAATTTTAGCTGCAGCAATATCTGCTAACTGAGAATTAGTAAGCTGCCCACTAACCTTAGCCGCAGCAATATCTGCCAACTGAGCATTAGTAAGTTGCCCAGTAATCTTAGAAGCAGCTAAGGCATCAATTTGAGCATTAGTTAATGTTCCATCAATATCTGCAGCTTCCACTGAAGCTATAACTAGCTCCCAAGCAGTACCATTCCAACGATAAAGCTTACCATCTGCTCTATTAAAAACTTGCTGACCAGTCGCCCCTGTTGAAGGTAAAGAAGCTACGTCCTCAATCGCATATAAGCCTTGATCTTCAAATAAATCCCTAATACCCGTTTCAAATGCGTTATCATCAATAAAAGTTGTTGTAGCGTTAACAGGACCACGATAAGATGAAAAATTACCAGAACTATCTTCCGCTCGGACCCAATAGTATCTGGTTTGACTAATTCCTAAATTTCCTCTATAAAAAGAACTTCCAGGAGTCGTAGAAATTAACGATGCATTGCCAATATTACTATTTGATGATTCCCAAATTTGAATTGTACGCAAATCTTTGTCTGAAGGATTTGTCCAATTTAATTCAATAGCCTCAAATAATCCTGTTGCACTTAATCCAGAAGGTCTATTAGGGGGAGTATTTTTACCATTATTAGAATCACTAATGGTTTCAAAATTACTACCAGTTCCTAAAGAACTAATTGCTCTAACTTGAATATTGTATGAAGTATTATTTTCTATGTTTAATATTCGATAATATTGAAGTCGAGTATTTACAGAAATATAACTTGACACAGGCTCACTGTTTTTCTTATACCTTATTTCATAAGAAAAACTTCCAGGATGGTCCCATTCTACATCAATATAGTGTGTTAATGTCCCATCATTATTTACAAAAAATCCAGGAGTAGAAGTAACATTAGTTACACTTTCTAAGGTAAAATCAAATACAGGTTTTTGTGCATAAGCGATATCATCGTTAATATTCCAAGCTAACATATTTATTGTAAATAGATATGCTTCTATTTCTACAGTTAAATCTGAATTTACTGATACACTTGTAACTCTAAATATTTCATTTGATATATCTAAGTTATCTGAAGTTAATTTAATAAAATCTCCAGGTTCTAAAGTCAAAGCTGCCTTATCAAGAGTTACTTTAAGAGTTCTCATTTCTCGTGATTGACGAACTAATTGTTCTGCTTTTGCTCTAGCGTGATAAGGTGTTGTAATACCCTCTAAATTTAAATCTCCTGTAAAAGGTTGATTATTATCCTCCGATAAATATGTATTATGAACTGAAGAACCAGTAGGGGGCCATGTTTCAGAATCTTCTTTAAAATCTTCAAATTCATTTATAAAAGTTACGGTTGACTGATTAAATCTATCTGAAGCAGAAGGCCAACCAATAGTAACATTTTCTCTAATAATATTGTTTTCATTAAATACATGAGAGGAATTTACTAAATTATTTAATGCTGTTTGTGAACTAGGATACTCTAATAAAAGCTTATATTTACCCTCTGAAGACCAAATTAACTCAGCAAGCCCCATTGTATTCATAATTTTTTCAATATTATCTCTAAGCTTAGCTTCTGTATCTAAAGTAATATTGCATTCATATAAAGGAATATTTTGCGTATTTACTGTTGTTTGCACATACGCATCAGGGTTTACGCTAGTATCCCACTTATAAAATACACCACTATTTTCGTCTTTATATATAATTCCTGATTCCCCTTCATTAGGAAAACTAGAAAAATTAGAAAAAGTTAAAATAGGATCAACGTCATTAATTCTTCCACCTACAGTTCTAGTTGTTACGGTAGTAGCACAAACTTGCATTGCATGGTGAAAAGAAGGTAAATCGACTTGAGATAGAGAAAGACCTCTTCCATAATCAGAATCTAAAAGATAATCTAATAAACATAGTGCAGGATTATTAGAATACGAACGACTTCCTAAAGAATAATTACCGCCAGAAAGATTAATAGGCTTAACTTTTTTACCCTTTATTAAATATAAAGGGGAGGGAATTCCTGAGTATTGGGGGTCATCTCTATTCAATTTATATGCAGAAGTAACAAAAGCACAATTAGTAAATTTATTTTTATTAGAAAAACCGTTAGCTGTCGCCATAGCATCAGCGGTACCACCCTCATGATGTATAGTAAATCTATGATTAAATTTAGATTTTTCTTCATCGTAGTGTGTGTCATTTACATATATAGTTTTTACAGACTGTATGTTGTCATGGCATAAAGCTGCCTGTACAAATAAAAATTCGTTTTTAGAGCCAGCCTGAGCAGAATTACTAAAATCCTCTGAAAAAGTTTCATCGCTATTATTATTGTAATTATTAAAACTGTTTTTAGTTTTATGTGCTGTTTCAATACCACCTGTTGCTTGTTTACCGTATATTACAGGGATATAAGCAGCTTGACCTCTTGTAGGAATCATAAAGCCTTTTCTTTTGTCGGCTTCGGCTTCCATTTTTCTTTTTAGTCGTGCTTGCTGTTGCTGTTGATAAACAAAAGAAACAACAGTAATAATTACTTGAATTATTAACTCTGGCATTACACTTTACCCCACTTTATTTCAGCTTCTGAATTTTCAAAAATAAAATCAAAAGAAGTATCAGTAGAGCTTACTTGATCCATTCCAGACTTAGACGCAATAAATGAATTAACACCGTCTAAATCCGACATAGGTGAAGCTCCTTCTAAAACAGCTATTTTATTATCCCAGCTGATATCAATTGAAGGAGAATCAACAGTACCATTATAAACATCTACGATATCATTAGTTCCAACAAGCGGATTATTGTTTGAATCTAATAATCCTAGTTTAACTTTTACAGGTTTTCCAATTACATTAGCTTTAAATTCAGCAGACATTTCGTCTTGGAAATCTAATAAAACTATTTTATAGGCTTCCCTATCAAGAACAGTATTAAACTTAGGATTATCAACTTCAAACAATCCACTCTCAGATTGATAAGTGTTTCCATTGTATACAATGTCAGAAGAATAACTTGTTAAATAATAATTTTGATTAAAGTTTAATTCGATTAAATAAAAAAATTTTATATTATCGGTACTCAATATTTGTTGTACGGTTGTAGAAAACGTTCTCATTATACAGCCTCTACTAAATTAATAGTGCCTTGATTTGATAAAACACCATCAGTAAAAGTAATTCCTTTAATATTATCTATATCTTTAAAGAAAGTAAAAGTTGCATTAGTACTAGTATATACAGCAGTTTGAGCAGGAACTGTTTGAGTTAAGGCTGGAAAAATACTCATAGTTCTATTAGTACTTCCGGCAAAATCATTATCATTTGTCACTACATAAATTTTATCATGATTAGCAAATTTAATAAAATAACCTTTTGGCAATAATCCAGTGTTACTAGTATTATTATTCATTGTAACATCTAAGTCTCCCGCCGCAGAAGAATTAGAAGTAAGAATATTTCCTATAATTGAAAATCTATTTTCTACTTCTTGAAGCTGAGGCATTATCATTGAGTCAGCTAAATGAAGATTATTTACAGAGGCAATAAAAGCTTCTGCTACATTATCTTTTGGCAGAGTGTTAAAAGACAACTCCCAGCGCTGTGCCCCTTGAGAGGCTCTTTGTTTCTTTAAGGAAACAGTATCGGCATCAAAAAATGGTTCATTTGATGAAATGGTTAAAGGTGCTAAAATCTTAGCTCCTTCATAATAATAAACAGTCATGTTAACTCCTAATTGGTCTAGCTATTATAGGTATTTTTCTTTCATAAAAGAAAACAGGAAGCCTATTAAAAACTCCAGTATTATCTTCTTTAGTTGAAATCCAAAAGTAACCTTCATTAATCATACCACCTTCATAAAAGGCAATATCTCCAAGTTTAGGTCTTTTATTTTTGACCAATTCATAACCGCAATATTCGGCGTATTCTTCTACAGTATACCCTTTTCGGGCTAATTTTACAAACCAATCTTTAGTTGATTTCCAAGGCATTTTAACAATGTCTCTAGCTTTACTTTTACCTCTGAGTGCTAAATCATACTCAGCTACTAAAGCGAAACAATCGTTTATACCTCTTGTATATTCCGTGCAAGCATTTGTTAAATTATTTATTGTGTCAACTGCTAGCTGCAAAGCCTTTGACCTTTCATCTTCTGTATAATACATCTTACTATCTCTCTGCTACAGAGTGCCACAGAGAGCAACGATAAAGCTTATTGGATAATTACCCCCATTCACAAGCCTTAACGCTACTCTCTGTGTCTCTTTTATAACTTTTCTTTAATAAACATTCTTACTAGATCTGCTACAATATCACTACGAACAATATCATCTACCGTAAATTTAACTACAGGTAAAGGTATATCGTTCTTTTTAATTAAAGCACAAAACTTTAATAAGTCTTGCCCCTTACGCACATCTGACTGTGCTGGATCTCCCATAAGTACTAACTTAGAGTTCTCTCCTAAACGAGTACTAATTGCTTTAAGTTCATCGATCGAAAGGTTTTGAGCCTCATCCACAAGTACTAAAGAGTTCTCATAAGAACGTCCACGTATTGTTTCAATAGGTTGAATTTCAATTTCACCTTTATTAATCATATACTTATATTTTTCTTTACCGAAAGCCCGTTCAAACACTTCTAGCATTGGTAAAAGCCAAGGTGTCATTTTTTCCTGAATAGTTCCAGGAAAATGCCCTAAGCTCTTACCTGTAGGTACGTTAGCACGAGTAATTACAATTTTCTTATAATTGCCTTTTTGGTAAAGATGTGCGACCGTTCCTGCACTGCAGAAGGTTTTTCCGGTTCCAGCGCAACCAATAGTAACAGTAATAGGATAGACTTTAATAGAGCGAATGAGTTTATCTTGCTTTTCATTC